CACTTATTGTACTTGATAGTTTCCACCATTTGGTAAAAGTGAGGGATCTGGTAATTCAAAAGTTTACTTTCAACTGTTTGAGACATAATGCTTATAATATAATCTTAATTTTAGGTAATTTTGCTTCTCTGTAAAGAGAATTCTTTAAGTAGGTTCATTTTTTTATCTATTAAATAGTAAATGCCAAAGTGTATTAATGATCCTAAAAAATCATATAAAGGAACCGAACCAAGTCCAAAGGGATTAGGTTATTGTGCACATTCCGAAAAAGTTGGAACAAAAAAGAAAGGTAAAGACGGAAACGAATGGATTATTAAAAAAGTCAGTTCTGGTTCGAAAAGATGGATGAAACTTAAAACCACGGGAGAAATCAAGCTTTTTTACAAGAAGAAGTTTGGAGGAACGACTTTCCATGATTATGGAAATGAATACAAAACCGAAATTGGTAAAGTTGTTGGAGACCGACTTTTTGAATGGGAATCATACGGGAAATTTTCAAAGGTGGCTAAGACGGTTCCAAAATGGGAATCAATTGATGTCCCTGATCGTATTGTTGAGGAGTATATGGATGGTAAAAATGGAAAATTGATGAAAGAGTTGAAACAAATGAGTAATAAGAAACATTATTATACTCATGATAACAGCGGACGTCCATTTTTGGTTTACATTATAAAAGGTAATATTCTAGTTTATAGGATACCAAAGAAAGTGAATAATTTCAAAAATCGGAAAGCTGACAAGTCTTACGATTTTATGTGGAGATGGATTCAATATTTAGGATTACCCCAAAGTATGCTTTACTCCGAAAAGTTATTGTCTTTTAACAAACCCAAAAAAATATATATTGGCGAAAGTCCCAAAAATCCAATGACAGAATACAGCGGAGGCCATGGTGACAAATTTAAAGGTAATTCGATTCTCTTACATCTCTCAGGAAATAAATATGTTTTTATCGGATTATCTATTATACAGTTCAGTCTTCAAAAAGGTGATTCCGTGGAAAAATATTGGTCACCAGTTGGAAATAGTGATGTACCATATCCTTTTATAATAGGTGCGAAATATATTTATTTTATGATGGAAGATATGTATGTCAGCCGAGAATATTTACCAAAAGATTTAACAAAAATTGAAATGACCGATCTATTCACCCAATATTATTGGAAAGACGAAAAAAGAGGTACTGAACCCCTCAGCAAACACGCGAAAAGAATCAAAATTAAACTACTAGAACCAAGAGATTTTTAAAAGAAATGAAAAAATTGATTCGCAAATCATTTATAAATATAATTATAAACATATAATAGTAATGAATAATATCAAGTTTATTGATTTATTTACTGGTACTGGTGCTTTTTCATATGTTCTTAGTAAAAAATATAGTTGTGTTTTTGCAAATGATATGATAAAAGAATCGGAAGATATTTATAATTTGAATAATGAAGATAATCATTTTATGTTAGATGATTTGAATGATGTTGATGTTATGGATATACCTGAACACGATATTTTGTGTGGTGGTTTCCCATGTCAACCTTTTAGTATTGCTGGTATGCAAAAGGGTTTCAAAGATACTCGTTCAAATGTGTTTTGGAAAATTATTGAAATATTGAAAAATAGGAAACCTTCAATAATTATTTTGGAAAATGTAAAAAATTTAAAAAGTCATGATAAAGGTAATACTTATAAAACAATTGAAGAGAATTTAACAAAATTGGGTTATTATATAAAATCCGAAATATTGGATACCTCTAAAATCACAAATATTCCGCATCACAGAGAGAGAATATATATTGTCGGATTTTTGGATAAAAATATGTTTGATAAATTTCAATTTAATTTTCCTAATGTTGAAAATAAAAGTGTTATTGATTTTTTAGAAAATAACATTCCCAATAACTTTTATTACACAGATAAACTAAAAGTTTATAACACAGTAAAAGATAATGTCACAAAACATATTTCAACTGGTACTGTTTATCAATATAGAAGGTATTATGTCAGAGAAAATAAAAGTAAATGTTGCCCAACCCTTACCGCAAATATGGGGGGAGGTGGTCATAATGTTCCTTTGATCAAAGACGATAAAGGTATCAGAAAGTTAACCCCTAGAGAATGCTTTAATTTACAAGGATTTCCATCAAATTATAAATTACCAAATATTTCCAATAGTAAGTTGTATAAACTGGCAGGTAATGCTGTTTCAATTCCCGTCGTTGAACTTATTGCTCAGAAAATTAATGAATTGATATGACCATCAAAAATAATAGATACAAATTTTTTAGGTATTTGTCCTATAATTTTAGGAAAATTAATTCTTGGTCGCCTTCCTTTTAAACATTGATCATAATATGTTTCATTTTTATTAACTTTTATTTGTTTCCATTCATCAGATGTGTTTGATAAATTGATTTTCCAAATTTTAAATTCTTTTTTTATTGAATTCACACAATCAATAAAATAAATTATATCCCAATTTTCGGTGGGACCAAAAGAAGAAGGACCACCATTCAAAAGATCAACGGATCCTTTAACTTCTATTTGTTTATTCAGTAAAACTAAATCACCTTTTTTTGTATTCCAATTTGGCATGAAACCAGTTCCTTTACAAATTGCAAATTTTACTATATTTTCGGTTATTTCAGAAGGATAATTAGGTAATCTAATAACCTTCTCATTCTTTAATTTCTTATTCATTTCATCAATAAATAAAATAGATCTATTGAAAAAATCAATATATTCAATAACCATATTAATCGTAAAAAAATCACATAACTTTTTATTCATCTTTCTTTGTAAATATCCTCTCCATATTTTTTGAATTTCAATTACTGACATTATACCAATGAAACAATATCCACGAATTTATTAAAAAAATAAAATCAATTTTATAAAATACTTAAAAAGATAATAAATGTGTAATTTACAATGGAACAAAATCGACAGACGGATTGTGACAACACAGCGGAGTTAGATATTCACTCAAATGAATATGATGAGGTGGCATCTCAACAAGAGAATTCTCTTGAAAACAATGCTAAAATGAAGCGTGTTTGTAACCACGGTAGCGGTAATAATAACTGTCATAAAGGTAGAAAGTATAATTGGAGGAAACATACTCGTGGAAAGAAGTTGACTGACGTGGAGAAGAAAAAGCGACAAGAAGAGAAGGCTGCCAAATTTGAAAAGAAATTGGCTGAGATGAGTCCAGAGAAGAGAGTTAAGTTTGAAGCCCGACAACAGAAGAAGGCAGAACTTGCTAAGATGAGTAAGGAAGAGAGATTAGCCTATAGGGAGAAGATGAAAGAGGAGAGAATTGAGAGAAAGAATAGAAAGATTGTTGAGAAGATGGAGAAGATGACTGATAAGCAGATTGTAAGATTGAAGGAGAAATTGAAGTTGATAGAAGAAAAGAGAGAAAGGTTAAATAACGAGACTGTTGAAGAGAAAGTTTCTTACAAGAAGAATAAGAGAGAGGAAGCTAAGAAGAGGAGACAGAGATTCGCTTATTTGGCTGAAAATTGGACAGATGAGTTTGATATGAAAGTTGATCATTTGATTGTTGATGGAAATAATTTGCGAGGTGGAGGTCCAAGGAGAAAATCAAGGGATGATATTGTAAAGAGAACGGCACAAGCTGTAGCAAATTGTGAACATTTGAAGGATACTCATGTAATATGTATGTTTGATAAACATATTGCTTCTTATGAGGAAGTTGAAGGTGTCGATGTTCAATTCAGTGGTGATGTTATTGCAGATGATGTTATTGTAAAATTAGCAAAAGATTATGAAGGAGTTGTTGTAGTGATTACTTGTGATCGTGGATTGGCACTTCGAATTTTAGATATGAATGATAACTTGAGTGACCAGAAACGGTACAAGGTTATGAGAAATAAGTGTTTCAAATCTTATGCTGTAAATGAGGAAGAATAAAAAGTGATTTTTAATTTATGTAATTAATTGAATTGAACTGTATATCATGAGTGATCTAAATTATATTATATCACAATCATTAAGTAGAGATAATCTTAAAATTTTTAAACATTTATTGAAAATATATGATGGTGATGCCATGTATTTTCTTGCTAGTTCTTTAATGCCTCAAATTTCATATGATAATCCAGAAAAAGCAGAATATAAATGTTTACGATATTTATTAAATATTTTAAAAGGATTTCATGTGTTTTTATGGAGTTTAAAGATGAATAAAGTTTATTTATGTAATGATGTTCTCAAAGTGATGTTTAGATATTGGAAAAGTAATTTTGATAAAAGTTATGGACGTTATGACATTAATCAATGTTTACTTGATAATGATATTGTATTGTTTAAGGAGTTGATAAAATATACACATGCCATAAATATTCGTGTGTACAAAAATAGTTACATGGGTACGCCGACAGAAGATACGAATAATTTGATATTTTTTTGTTTCGACAAAAATAGAAAAGATATATTTGATATCATTGAGCCTTATTTGGATAAAGAAAAGAAATATGAATATGTAATTTGTAATCATAGAAGAAAAGATACAGTTGGCGATATCAAAAAAATACAGAAATTATATAAAAGAGTTAAGAGGAAACATAAAAGTTGGATTTATATGGGAGATTGTGAAGAATGCTTTCATTATTCAACATATGAAGAGATACATAAATCTTTATTTCTTATGGAGATTGTTAGAGTTCATACATATTTGATAAGATACAATAAAAGAGTTCTATCTTTTATAGGTTGGTAAGAAATATAACAATACAATAAAAGATTTCTATCTTTTATGGGTTGGTAAGAAAACTCAAAAGAACAAATGGATTATCTTTCATTAATTCTACTTTTTTTATAATTTCTCCAGTTTCTTTAAGGCATATTATAATAGCTGGATTAATGTTTTTTTCCCTTTTATAACGAACTTCACTTACAATATTATACAATACCCATCCAACATATTTGTATTTGTTTTCTGGATTACCTGAACTATAAAAGAAGTAATCCTCATTTTCGATATTTGGATTGTTTTTTTCTATCTTATTTAATGTTTCAAGAAATTCATTGATTTTTCCCATATTATTTTTTTTTTTTATATAATCATCTTTTTATATAAAAATAATTTTCTTCATATAGATATGTGGAGAAACGTAACATGGATTAATGTGAAAAATGACAGAAGTATAGAAACTATAGAACATCCTATTTTGAACAACTTTTATGTATGTAAGGAGGAATTCGAGAAAGAGTTTGCTCCAGTTGTTGCTTATTTGGATGCACAAACATTGTGTGATTGTGTGGATTTCTTCTTTCAACGGGGATTTCCGAATAGATCTTGTTTACAGTTTGCTGGTGAAGATGAGAGAGCCGATTTTTATGATTGGGCTGTCGAATTGGGTTGTTGTTTATCCCTCAAGGAAACAC